TTTAAGGACGATTGGAAGAACAAACCTTTCTGCCAACAAATGATTGCCTACCATAAATAATTGTGGCCTTGCATTGTGAAGTGCATTGAATAACCTGTTGAATTCGGGGAAAGCTAAGGGTTTATGCCTATGCCAATCCCGAGCCAAGCCCAGAAATGGGAAGGTGTAACGACTATCCCGTAAGGGAGTAGGATGCAAGCGCATTCGAAGCGGCAGGTAACTCGAAAGAGTTAGTGATATAGTCTGATTCTACGTGAAAGCGTAGTGGGATTAGCGAACCCAATAACGTGATGGATGAGGCACAATTGGAAGTAAAGAAAGAGTTGGTGAAGTTCAAGATGTTTGCAACTGAGGAAGAAGCACAAGCATTTAAAGATTCATCTGATAAAATTTGGTCGGATATTAAACCAAATGTAAAGGGTGGCTTCTATATTGCCTATTCTCGTGCAGGGGAGCTTGCTGCACAGGCAGTAAAAGAAGCTGGAGAGTATTACAAACTAAACGTAGAGTTGACAGCAGGCTATATGGTGCACAAAAATTGGGCTGGATGCCATTGATTATTAAAGCAATAAAAATAATCCAAAATAACCCTTGCACTCCCTAATCAATGTGGTAGAATATTCCCATTGAAAATATTTAGGAGTCTTAAAATGACTGACATACAGCAAGCTTACAATGATTGGCAAGAAGCCTGTAAAGCTGTTGATAAGGAAGTGTTGAAGATTCAGGAAGAATGTGGTATTGTGGTGATTGGACCAGAATCTCCATATTTAGCAAGTCTGGTTGTCCAAGAGATTCAAACTGAAATGATTTATCGGGATGCAGCCGGTATCCCTGATGATGTTGTTTATCATTAACTGAGGAGAAAGAGATGAAAGAGAAATTGCTAGAATTAATTGAAAAACTTGAGAAAACTCATGACTTTGAAGATAGATTCTATCTGACGTATACTGGTCAACTAAATGATGGTGATATTTCGGATTGGTACAATAACCATTTTGACGATAATGTAGAGCTTGGTTTCATCACCGGACAGACAAGTATGGCTGAAGATATCATTGTAGAACTTAAAGCAATTATTGAAGGAGAAGCATAATGCGTAAACTTAAGTATTCGTATACAGTCCAAGACACCAACAATCTGTTTGCAGATGATATTCCTACTCGGGAATGTGCTCGTGAAGAACTTCGTCAAGTTAAAGCTCTGGGTTATTCAGATGCGAAGATTGTGAGGGAAGAGTACATTTTTGTAACGTCGAAACAGGTGCGCTGATATGAGTAACCAAAACTCAGTTTCATTTACAATGATTGAGGCTGTAGGTAATATTTCAGTGGCTTACACGATTTACCTGAAAAACCGTAATGTTACTCGAACAGAGACTGTCGGCTCAGAAGTTCAGAAAGATAATATTGAATACGAAAAGCTTCCAAATCATCTGATTAAAGCTTACCAAGCTTGGCTTATGAATTTGAAGCCTTGATGAAAAGAATTTGTCTTCGGACAGATATGCAACAAAAGCTCAACATAAACGCGAAATAATTAAACGCAACTAAATAGAGAGAAATAATATGACTACTAGCATTATCGTTAAACAACTTCCGAAGTCTGGTACGCTGGAAACTTTCAACATCTACATCAAGAACACTCCTGTGTTCTACGCAGCGGTACATGATCCTAAACTGAAGTATCAATCTACTGATAAAGAGTTTAGTCTGACATCCTTTGTCAGTGAGGAAACTAAGGATCAATTGCTTGATGAAGTTATGTTGAACAAAACCTTTGCGCAAGTTGGTAAGGATAAAACCAGCAAGGCACCGCGTCGAATCAAGTATCCACTGTCCTCGCAAGTAGAGGAAGGCAAGGTGAACTACGATGTTGTGGACGGTATGTTTGGTTTCACTGTAGCCAAGCCTGAGTTCAGCAAGAAGGGTAATAAAATGTCTGTCAACGTGATTGACACAGAAGGCAACACCTTCACTGATAACATTGGTAATGGTTCCGTCTGTACACTAAAGTTGTTCGGATATAAGAACCAAGACAATCAGTTGGTTGTAACTCTGGACACTGTTCAAGTGATTGAGCACATTCCTTATGAGAACAAGGGTTCGGCTGATAGCGTTGAAGATGATGTACTTGGGGTAAGCTACAAAGTGAAGAAGGTTGAGAAGCCTGTTGTTGAAGAGGAGAAGCAAGAGGTTCCTGTGAAGGCTACTAAAGTAGTAACACCTCAGAACTACACTGAAGAAGATGATCAATTCGGAGATATTCCTTTCTGATCTAACAACTTAGGAATTTATGAGCAAGGATGCTAAAGTATTTAGGAGAGATTAATGACTGACTTATTTAGTGTAGGGACCAAAGGTGGTAATCAGCTTGAAGACGCAGTAGCTTCTTATGTCTTTAGTCTGATTTCACTTGGAGTTAAGATCCCAACAACTAATCTAGGCGTACATGAACTAGAGACTAAAGCTCAAACTGCTTTTAGTGATGTACTTGAAAACTTGGTTGTTCGCATCCATGTTAATGCTGTGAATGATATTTGTGTCCGGCTAATTTAATTAGGAGAAACAAAATGACTGACATGTCACTAGAAAGTGTACATCAAGCAACTATGCAAAAACTATACGCTGCACTACAACATGCCGTACATCGAGACAACGCAGAACTTATTCTTGCATTGTCTTCTGCAATCCAACGTCTTAACCATTAATTTAAATTAGGAGAAAATTATGAAAGAGAAACAATCGTTGTTTGATCGTGCATATCAATTGGAACAAGAAGTTCTCACTCTTCAAGAAGATTTGAAAGAACTTAAAGGTGAATTTGTTTATCACAAAGAATACAACACTGACGGATTCGACAAAGAAGAAGTGAGTGATATCATGAAAGCTGCCAAGGCTAAAGCAAAGTCTGATGACTTGAAAGCTAAAGCTGAAGAGTTTACAAAACTGCAAGAGTTGCAGGATATGTATTCTAATAATTGATCTAGATTGAATTGGGAGCTTCACGCTCCCTTTCTTTTAGGAGGTATGATGAAAACACCAACAGTGGGAGTTCTTGACCTCGACCTGTACAAATACCATGCAGCAGCGGCTGGTGAAACTCGTTCTGTTCTTGTTACACACAAAGCATCGGGTCGTGAAAAGGAATATAAAACGAGAACTGCCTTCTACGGAGATTGGCGTAAAAAGAATGGTGGAGCACTTGCTGAAATCAACGAGGGTAGAACAAGCCCATTTACTTGGGACGAGTTTAGTTACAATGACATCCAACGACCAGAACCGATAGAAAATATTCTCCACACAGCTAAAATGATGGTTGAGAAAGATTTAGCTGCAAGCGGGGCTAAGAGTCATAAGGCGTTCTTGGGAAAAGGTGAAAGCTTTCGTGTTGAACTTTCCACACTTCTTAAGTACAAAGATCGTGAGCACCTGCTGAAGCCTCTTGCACTCGATGAAGTTACAGACTATCTTGAGCGTAAGTTTAAAGCTGAAGTGGTTACTTCAATTGAGTGTGATGACGCTGTTGTTATGGCATGCTATAAGAAGCCTTCTCATTTTGCTATCATCGAAGACAAAGATTTCTGGGGTTGTCCAATCAATGTATGGGACCGAAATCAGCAGGAACGTGGGATTGTAGCTTGTAATAAGTTTGGTCACTTGTACTTGGACGACAAGGGTAAGGTGCGTGGTGAGGGCAGGATGTTTTTCTACTACCAAGTTGCCAGCCAAGATGACACAGATAATTACAAAGCCAATTGTTTTTCTGATATCAAATGGGGCGATAAATCAGCCTACAAAGCCTTAGTAGAATGCAAGACAGACAAGGAGGCTTGGGAGAAGCTTAAAGAGATTTTCCTACTACTTTACCCACAAGAAAAGGCTGTTTTGGGATGGAGAAATGAGCCTATCAGCATTACATGGGACTACGTGTTGAACGAAATGTTCATGATGGCTAGGATGCTCAAAGTTGAGGGTGAGAATATTAATGCATATGATGTTATGGATAAACTGGGGGTAAGTTATGACTGACATTTACAAGCTGTTTGAAAAAGAAATTTGGACACCAGATGATTGTACTGCTTACGTCTGGACCCGAGCTTGTGATGATGAGATGTCTTATAACAAGAAAGGTAGGGTTGATGACCTGATGAATGGAGATGGGGCTACATATTCCTATAGTATTCAGTTTGAAGTCGAACGTGATGGATTTGTAATGTTTGCTTTACAGGAATACTATGGTGGTCAGGCTTTCCAAGCAATATTCGATCTTTCTAAAAAGGTTGATGAAGACAAATATTGGGAAGATGTTGAAAACGAAGACGAAGAAGAATGACAATCCCATCAGCAGCAGACATCAAGAAGCGTGAAGATAAGCTTAAAGAGTTCATGAAGAAACTCAACGAGGATGGCTCACCCCAAGAAAAGCATGTTGTATCTGTTGTACGTTCAGCCATTAGGCAAGCTTGGATGAAGTCAGATGTGAAGCTTGCCTACCTATACAGTAAAACAATTCCTGACATGGATGACAGTACACGTACAAAGTGGTTGGTAGAGTGTGAGATTTGTGGTAAACTATTCAAACTGACAGATGTTCAAATAGACCATCGTCTAGGCAATCACAGCTTCACAAAGGTCGAGGACTTTGAGAATTATTTCCATAAGATTCTGATGGTTAAATTTGATGACCTTCAAATCTTGTGTGAGGATGATCACCAAAGTAAGACGTTGAGCGAGAAGCTGGGTATTACCTTTGAAGAAGCTGTCATTGAACGTTCTGTAATCAAGGTTTGTAAAATGAAAGTCTCACAGATTGACAACTGGCTTAAACAACGTGGCATAACTTGTGCAAAGAATCCTAAAGCACGCAGAGATGCTGTAAGAGAAGCAGTGATAAAGGAGAAAACAAATGAGAATCCTAAAAGTACCACTACCCGAGGTGATGAAATACTGGATTGATAACTACATCATCCCTGACAATATGGAAATTGACCAATATTTCTTGGATGGACTTACAGCAGAACTTGTGGTTGTGTTTAAGGAGAAAGATAGTGAGTAGTGACGTTGATATTAATCTTCTGCACATTAAACTAGCTAAGCTAGAAGGTCGTGTGAAGGCCTTGGAAGAAGAAAGACAGATCAAGAAGTATCCGATCCCTCAGTGGGAAGAGAATCTTGACAAGCCTCCTAAGTGGCCTAATGAGTCATATACCGACTACTTGAAAAGGATTGGAGAATACAATGAAGCTCAGTGACTACAACATGTATAATCTCCTTATGGAGTTTACTGTTTATTACACAATCTTTCTCAATCAAACTGTTGGCCTATACTCATGAAACATACATTCTTGCAAGACGATGATTGTCATTGGTATTTGGTTCCAGATGATAAAGTAGCCTTGTTTCATATGTTGCAAGACTATGCTCAAGCGGATGATTATGCAGCTTTTAATAATACATTCGAGCAATACCGCTGTGAACATCCTAGCTGTTATTCTGTCGAAATAGAGAGGAATTAGATATGGGTACTGTATTTGAATTTCCTAAGAAGCAATCTCAGCAAGAAGCTTCAGAGAATCTGATGACTCAAGTTTTGTTTCATGTGGAGCCTGAAGTGTTGCTGGAGGAGTGGATTAGTAGAAATAAAGTTATTAGTGATGAGTTTCATAAATATAACGCATACGAGAAACAAGGTATTCTAGATACCGTCTTGGATATGTCGAACGATCTTTATGCATTAGTCTTGGAATTGAAGGAGAAGTTGAAGTGAGTGAAGTTAATTGGAAACAACAAGCAATTGATCTGGCAAAGACTGGTAAAAGCTGGAGGAAGATTGCTGAGAGTATTGGTGTTGCTCGTTCTACTGTCAGTGATTATCTTCGTAAAGAATTTAGTCAAGTTGTGGTAGATAATCGGAAGTCCTCAGAAACTTACTCTGTTCGTAAGGGAGATAAGGCAGAACAGGACAACAGTCGTATTCTTATTATCAGTGATATGCACATTCCCTATCACCATCAAGATATGATCCCTTTTCTTGCGTACCTTAAGAAAAAGTATAATCCCACACGAGTTATTTGTGTCGGGGACGAGGTGGATTGTCATGCCTTGAGCTTCCATGACAGTGATCCAGATCTACCAAGTGCGGGAGACGAACTAAAACAGTCCTTACCTATTATTGCAGAACTGTTCAAGATGTTTCCTAAAATGGATGTACTTGAAAGCAACCACGGCAGTTTGGTCTGGCGTAAAGCTAAAGTTTTTGGTATTCCTAAACACTACATTAAAAGTTACAATGATGTACTTGGCGTAGATGACGGCTGGAAGTGGAGTTTTGACTTAACGGTTGATCTTCCTAATGGTCAAAAATGCTACATGCACCATGGTAAAACAAACAATATTATTCAGCTGAGTCAACAGATGGGCATGAATGCCTTGAGTGGACATTTTCATGAAAAATATAAAATTGATTATTGGGGCAACAGCACGGGGTTGTTTTGGGGTATGTCTGTCGGCTGCCTGATTGACGACGAGAAACTTGCATTCAACTATAACAATGTCAATATTAAGCGTCCAATAATTGGGACCGGGCTGATTATTGATTCTATGCCTGTATTGGAACCAATGCGATTGAACTCAGAGGGTCGGTGGATTGGAGCAGAGTAAGGTATGTATTTGTTGCGGTATTGAACAAGACAGAAGCAAATTTCCCAAACAACATGGTAGAGTTTGTAGGTCGTGCAGAAATATTAAACAGAGGGAGAATAGAAAACGCTCTGGAGATTTGAGTACAAAGCTCTATGAGAAGACTAAAAATGGTTATCTTATGAGGGCTTACAGAAATATGCTTTCAAGAGTTACCGGTGTGCAATCTAAGAACGCTCATCTGTACGAAGGTTTGGAGATTCTAAGCAAAGAAGAGTTTTATAGTTGGTCTATAAATGATCCAACATTTAATGAACTTTTTGTAGAATATGAAAATTCAAACTATGAAAACAGACTTGCACCATCTGTAGATCGAAAAGATTCCACTTTAGGATATAACCTAGCTAATATGCGATGGCTTCCACATTGGAAGAATTCACAACTAGGAGCACTGTGTAGGCATTCTAAACAAACAGCTTGACACATCGGCAAGGATGCCTCATAATATTACAACAGATTATTTTTAAGGAGAGGAAGATGGAAGGTAAATTTAAAGTCGGAGAGGAAGTTGTCTGTATTAAAGCAACTGACAATTGGTACAGACTTGGGGAAGTATATACAATTAAAGAATATTTGGGACATATTGAAGATCATGAGTTTAATGAAATATATCCAGCATATGTTGTAGAAGGTTGTGATTTCTCTATTCGGGCAATGTGGATTGACGAAAGAGACTTTGAGTTAGTGGGAGAACAAGAAGGGATAACAGAAGTTATCGAACAAAGCTCTGTCTCTGCCCTAGACAAACAAATCAGCGGTGATCACTATAAGTCCTGTGGTATTCAACCTATTGAATATATCCACGCAAATGGCTTAGATTACTTTGAAGGTAATGCTGTAAAATACATCACTCGGCATCGTAAGAAAAATGGTAAAGCTGATTTGGAGAAGGCTATCCACTACCTTGAATTGCTGATTGAAATGGAGTATACGGATAAATGAGTAGAATCCTTGCTGTAGACTGCGACTTGACTGTTTGTCCATCTGATGTTGGTTGGAGAGAGTGGTTAGCTGAGCGTCATGGCTACGTAAAATGTCCAATGACTGAATACAACTTTGGATCATACTACCCACACGTAGAAGATCCTTTTGAATACTGGCGTACACTTGAATATTCGCAGTTTCAACCTATTGAGGGTGCTGTAGAGAAACTGGAAGCGCTGAGTAAGTATTTTGATATTGTATTTATTTCGGCAATTAAAGGTCAACATACAAAAAGCAAGTATTATTGGTTGGAAGAGCACTTTCCTTTTAGTAAAGGCTACCTTGCAACGAAAGAAAAGTTCTTGATGAATGATTCGGTAGTTGCTATGATTGATGACAGACTCGACAATCTTAAAGGGTTTGATGCTCATAAACGTATCTTGTACAAAACACCCTATGTACAAACTACAGAATGTAGTGTAGGATACACAATTGAAGACTGGAACAGTTTTAGTGTAAAAGAATTCTGTAAAGAATATTTGAATTAAGGAGAAAGAGTTTTGTCGAACTACCGAGTTACACGCTTCAACCATATCTGTGGTAACATGCCTCACATGGGTACAGACTACGAATATTGGCAGCAGTTGAAAAATCAAGCCAAACGTGTCTACGAAGAAGCGAAGGAGTTGTTGGAGGCTGTTGAAGCGGAAGATATGCAGCAAGTGTTGGATGGATTCCTTGATGTACGTTACACTAACGAGTACATGGAAGACCTTCTGGTTGCTGGTGAAGTAGATACAAAGAAAAGTTGGGAAAGTGTGTGCAATAATAACGATCAAAAGTTCACAACCAGCTACACCTATGCAATGGAGAGCAAAGAGGCTTTGGAGGCTAAAGGGGTGGAATGTTACGTTGATCAGACGCAATACGAAGGGGAGATTTACTATGTCTGCCGACGTGACGAGGATAACAAGGTGTTGAAGTTGAAACACCATGAAAGTCCTGACTTGAGTTTGTTTGTACCAGAGGAGTTTAAGTGATGAGTCAGATTAAAGTAGAATACATTAACCACTGTGGCGACGATCTTTCGGTTGTAGACGCAGCACGTTGCAGCTTTGATAAGAAAAGTGACTGGGAATATATTTGCGATGGGATGTGTTTTACTTGTGATTGTGCAGGTAATGATAAAAAACTAAAAAGTTCAGACGAGAAGCTTATTAACTATCTTGCATCACATAAGCATTTTTCACCATTTAATCACAGCTTTATTAGTGTACGTGTAAAGGCTCCAGTATTTGTAGCACGTCAACTTGTAAAGCACAAGTTTATGCCTTGGAATGAAGTGAGTCGTCGGTATGTGAAGGGTGAGGTGGAATTCTACACGCCTGACTCGTGGCGTAAGGCTGCTGAAAATGTCAAGCAAGGTAGTAGCTTCGAAACTATACCACCACACAGGATGAGTTTTTCAAGCGATACGGCTGCTAACTACTTGACACCCTCTGATGTAAATGATGTAGCGTTGGAGGTTTATACTGCAATGATTGAAGAGGGAGTGTGTGCCGAACAGGCTCGACAAGTGCTTCCGCAATCGATGATGACTACTTGGATTTGGAGTGGAACTTTGGGAGCTTTCTGTGATATGCTTGTGCTGAGACTTGACTCTCACACGCAATACGAAACCCGTCTAGTTGCACAGCAAGTTGCAGAGATTGTTAAAGAGCTTTTCCCTGTTTCTTATAAAGCTTTGGTAGGAGAGAAATAAAAATGATTATTGAACGCGATGACTACAACGTATCAGCTTGGTTGAATGACTTGATCAACATCCTCAAAAAGCGTGGCTTTCTAATGAAGAAAGAAGACGCATGGTTAGTTGTCCAAGAAAATATTGTAGAGTTTATTGAAATGTATGAAGGTGGTAGTTCGCCACAGGAAGCTTTCGAGGAGTACACAGAATGATCGGTCACACACTTTCGATTAGCGATTTGCTTCTTATTGATAATTTTAAAGAAGCTTTTGGTAAAGATGACAAACAATCAATTGAAAAGATCTTGTTTGAAAATGGAATGGATATTACAGAACCTTATAGTCTTGAATTCTCTAAACATCGTAACTTGCGAGGAAATATTGTAAGTTGTCAGCGTTATGTGGGAGAGGAGAGGCAAGACCAAAAGTGGCTCAAGAGTGGAGCAGCAAGTTGGGAAGCAATCGTGGAATCCTGTGACCTAGACTTGCGAATTGCACTGAAAACAATGAGTCAACAATCTAACAACACTGGTAAAATTTGTGCTGAACTTGAACGACATGCAAATCAATAAGGAGAAGGTTTTGCTAACTAAAATTCAAACGCCAAAGACAGAGTTTACTGTTGACTATCCAGAGGCTTGTGAATTTACTAATCAACAAGCGGCTGTTTTCTGGCCTCATTTTGAAGTGAAGGTTCACAAGGATAAACAAGACATTCTAGTAAACATGACTGAAGCTGAACGTCATGGTACTATTACAACTTTGAAATTGTTCACTAAGTACGAACAGATCATTGGTGATGAGTTTTGGCTTGGATTTGTATTTAACAAATTCCCACGCCCTGCTGACATCCAACCGATGGCTGCAATGTTTGGTGCAATGGAACTTGCAGTACACGGGAAATTTTATAGTACACTCAATGAAGAACTGGGACTTGCTACAGATAGTTTCTATAACGAATACCTTGATGATGAAGATTTGAAAGCCCGTGTAGAGTTTCTTGAAGGTAGTATTGCTGATAAGGATGATCTACGTGCTTTGGGGTGTTTCACATTTGGTGAGGGTGCCATTCTTTACAGCAGCTTTGCTTTCTTGAAACATTTTCAGAGTCAGGGTAAGAACAAACTTCTGAATGTTGTAAGTGGAATTAATTTTTCTGCCCGTGATGAACATCTTCACTCAGAGGCAGCAGCATGGTTGTTTCGCACACTTCTTAAAGAGAAGAAAGAAGCGGGATTGATTGATTCCTCTTTTGAGGAAGAACTTAAGAAAGATATTTATCTGGCCGCTGAAACTGTCTTTCTCCATGAGAAGGCAATCATCAAGAAAATCTTTGAGAAAGGTCGTATTGATGGTATCACAGACGTTCAGCTAGAGTATTTTGCTCAGAGTCGTATCAATCTTTGCCTGCGTAACCTTGGATATGAAAATCTATTCAAAGTGGAATACAACCCTGTAGCAGATTGGTTCTATAAAGGTATCAACGGGTTCAGCTCTATTGACTTCTTCAACAGTCAAGGCAACCAATACCAGCGTGATTGGGATTCCCAAGGTTTTAAATTTTAAGGAGAACTAAATGACAAACAGTTATCGTGTATTGAGTGATGAACGCAAGAAGATGCAAGAAGAAGGTTTAATGCCTGCTCATTGGTCCACTGGTTCTTGGCAGCTATTCAAAAATAAATACTTGTACCAAGCTGCAAACCCTAAAGAACAATATCAACGAATTGCGGCAACATTGGCTGCACACACGCCAGATCCATCGGAGTGGAAAGAGAAGTTCTTTGATATTATGTGGAAAGGATGGCTAAGCCCTAGTACACCCATCTTGGCGAATACAGGCACTAATCGAGGTCTTCCAGTAAGTTGCGCTGGTAGCTATGTTCCCGATAGTATTGACGGTATCTATAAAGCAAAGCATGAAACTGCAATGCTTACTAAGATGGGCTTTGGTACTGCTGGATATCTTGGTGATGTACGTCCACGTGGTTCATCTATCAGTGTAGGTGGCACTTCTACCGGCGTTATGCAGGTGATTGAAGGGTTTCAGAGCGATATGGAGTACGTAGCTCAAGGAACGGCTCGGCGTGGTTCTTGGGCTGGTTATTTGCCGATTGATCATGGAGATTTTAACGAGGTTTGTACTTATCTAGAACAACATCCGGATGGTAATAACATTGGGTGGAACGTCTCGGATGAGTTTATTGAACGTCTGAAATCTGGCGATCAAGAAGCTATTCAACGGTACGGTAAAGCTCTCAAGACCAAGATGGTTACAGGTAAAGGTTATTTCTTCTTTCCACAAAAGGCACAACGTAAACGACCTAAGTGGTATGTAGAGCAGAATCTTGATGTGAAAAGCCCACAGCTTTGTAATGAAATTATGCTTCATTCAAGTAAAGAGTACACCTACACCTGTGTGTTGGCTTCGATGAACATTGAACGTTTCGATGAGTGGTATAAGACTGATGCTGTATTTACAGCAATTGTTTTCCTTGATGCTGTTTGTCAGGAGTTCATTGAACGTGCCAAGAACATTCCGGGACTTGAGAAGGCTGTAGCGTTCACCAAGAACAGCCGTGCATTAGGTTTGGGTCAGTGCGGTCTTCACTCTTACATGCAAAAGAAGATGATTGCTTTTGAAAGCTTTGATGCACATATGTTGAACAACAAGGTTGCTAAATATATTCAGGATGAGGCAATTAAAGCATCTGAATGGCTAGCAACTGTTTGGGGTGAGCCTAAGTGGATGAAGGGTTATGGTCGAGCTAATACACACTTGATTGCAATTGCTCCAACTAAATCTACGGCATTGATTATGGGGGGTGTTAGTGAAGGGATTAGCCCCGACACTGCAATGGTTTATACACAAAAAAGTGCAGGGGGTGAGGTTGACCGAGTTAATCCCTACCTTTTGAAACTGATGAAAGAAAAGGGTGTGTTCACCAAAGCAAATGTTGAGGATATCCGTGACAAGATGGGGAGTGTTCAACATGTTGATTGGTTGACTGATGAAGAGAAGCTTGTATTTCGCACAGCTTTTGAAATCAATCAGCATACTATCTTGCGTCTAGCTGCTGCTCGTGGTAAGTTCATGGACCAATGGCAATCTTTGAATTTGTTCTTTGCTGCTGGTGAGGATGAGTCTTACATCAACGAAGTACACAAGGAAGCATTCTTGAATGAAGACATTCTTGGGCTATATTATGTGTACAGCATGGCAGGGATTCAGGCTTCGTCTGACAAGGACCAATGTCTAGCTTGTCAGTAAAATAAACCCTTGACACACCCAATGCTTTAGCCTAAAATTACGGTCATGACGCTTTCACAGGTCGTGACCTTTTTCTTTTATTGGAGAATAATAATAATGCTGAAGTCAGGCGACAAAGTTATCCGAAAACACCCCGTAGTTGATTTGAGCGGCGCTATGCGTAAAGGAGGTCAGTACAAAGTTTCAAAGGTAAATTCTACACATGTAACTGTGGAAGGTGTCTATGATTATCGTGGTCCCCACAGAGTTGACTATTGGTTTGATAAAGATAGCTTTGAGGTGATCCTGTGACAACACAACAACTAATCCAATTCATCCGAGACAACATCCTCTTAATCCATACAGCAAGGATTCCTGAAACAATGCAATTCTATGCTACATGGAGTGAAGCTCAGATTAGCCTTGCCTATGCCCAAGGAGTGATTTCTGCACAGGATAGAAAAGAGTTGGAAAGTGAACTTAACACTGTTAAGCTTGAGTGGAATAATAAAAGGGCGGGAAAATGACAGATAAATTTGTGCGAATCAAAGAAGCTATTGAAGTTCACAAGGAAATGACTTCTACCAATGTCATGGAAGATGGACGTATGCGTTGGGAATATTACGGTGTTCAAAGGCGTATTGCACAAGCAGCTTATAACTTTAACGGTTATATTGTTACAGGTACTCGTCATAGTTGTCCTATCATGCAAATGCAGATGTATGCCATTGGTAATGAATTGCTAGCTGAGTGGTGTGGTCTTGATAAAATGGTTCAAGGTTTCACTGACCAATATGGTAACTTCTTAACTCGAAAAGAAGCCTATCCAATTGCCAAAGCTGCCGGGCAGATTATCCGCGAAGATCACTGTCCCGGTACTTTGTATTCGGAGTGTTATATTTGATGACAAAAGACTTCTATAAAACTCTAGCTCTTATCGCTGCTATAGTGATTCTATTCTCAGCAGGGATCTTCACATACTATTTTAAGAGGGATATTGCAGAGATGAACGGGTATAGGAATATTCCACTACAGCTGCCTGTGAAAAAGGTTGACAAGGAGCATAGGGTGGATAATAATGATAAAGAATCTTTTGAATTCAAAGTGAAGAGGACTGAATAATGATTAAATTGACGCTAACAAAATATAAAGATTATCAAATTGGTGATGATGGGCAAGGAAACACGCAAATATTTGATAAGGATATGAATCTCATACATAAAACGATTAATCTGTTGGCTGCTAAGATGTGGCTTGAAATAAATGTTTATGGAGCATTTGATTAATCGCATAAAATCATAGACGAAAAGAAAGCCGCTCTCCCAAAAGGAAGGCGGCTTTTAATTTGAGAAGAGCAAATGGCGATAAGCTCTTATGTGTCCTAGGGGACTTCTTATTCTTATAATTCAGTTAGGTACAGGCATATTAACAACAGCACTTGATTGGTTGTTATTAATTACTTTTGTACCTACTTTATTTTGTTGTTCCACCAGTTCAAGTTTCTTTTCGATTATAGAAATTTTAGTTGATACCTTACTATCAAGGTTATCCACCTTTTCATCAATCTTATTTGCTTTTACTTCTAAATAAGAAAAGTTACCATCAACACTAGGAGCAACTTTGTTAGTATTTTGAATAGGAATAGGATCTTTCTTGTACAAATCGTATAGCTCATCAAGTCGTTTAGAGTATAGTTGTGCCCTTGCTTCCCTTGTTTGTTGATAAGTGTTTAAATTATCTTGTACAGTTTTGATCCTACCGTCATAATATTTCTTATCATCTTCAAATCTTTTATTCACCTGTGTTTGAAAATCCTCAAGTGCAAGATTTGAAGAGTGTTTATTTGTGATCGTTACTATTAATACAAAGGCAAGTACGATGATAGCTGCCTGTGAAAATCCGTTTAATATTTTCAAAAGCATAGGATAAATCCCCTATTTAATTTTTGTTTTTACAAGGAGATTATTTATTTTTATCAGATGCCCTGACAAGCTGAAGTATCAAGTCCAACCTATTACCTAAGTCGTTAAAACGCACTTCTATAGACCGTGACAGGCGATCTTCTAACTGCTGTGCTGAGGCTTGTGTCATAGCCGTCGACTGAATTGTATATAATCTTTCTTCTAATTTTTGGATGCTGTTATAACTCCAGCCTGCTATTAGAAAGAGAAGTGCAATCAATGCACTCTTAACAGTTTCGTAGGCTTTGGACTGGTCATTGTTAGATGGTGTGGTCATTTTCCCTCCCCAAATCTTTGCTGATTTATCCGTTTCCAGACTTGGAGACGTTGTAATTTTTGATTGCACTTACCCAAATTATTTGTCTGTACAGACCATGCAGAAGCAAGAATAAGTTTATCTTTGCCATCTCTACCTGTTAGTTCAGGAGGGGGACTAATTGTGCATTCAGCCAAAGACTCATCAGCAGGTAAAATTACAATAGGTTTTTGATATCCACAAGAGCACAAAGATATTGATAAAGCGAATAAAATTAGATATTTCACTTCTTCACCTTTTTGCAAGACTTGTCTTCTGGGTAGCTTTGACAATAAGACTGCTGCATCATAGCTTTAAGTTCTGAATCAACGGGTACTGGTTTTTCAACAGTCTTAGTTTCAGTCTTAGTAATGATCACTGTATCAGCAGGTTTATTTATCAAAGTGTTTTGTACTTTCTCAATTTTTGCATTGAGTTTATTACTACCCTTTTCAACCGTTTCTGATACAGGTCTTGACTGGAGATTTTCTAAAATAGTCGGAGTATTAATTTTATTAAGATCTACTTCGGCCTGAAGTCCAGAGATTTTACGATCCCTGTCTGATATAACACCAATAGCTTCAACCACTTGCTCTCGGAGGATATTATTCTTTTGGACCTCTGTAATAAGCATCCAAGAAAGTACGCTTATTACTACAATACTTAAGACACCAAGATAAATATGCAGATCGTTTTCTATAAACCAAGTTTCGGATCTTTCAAAGAAAGACTTAAGCCGTTCCATAACTACTCACCTTTCTTTTTATCAAGATTTTTATAAAGATTAATTTGTTCTACTTTCCATTGTCTTTGTTTTTCAAGCAAAGCTTTATATTGATCAATACAGCTTGTGTTGCTAATATATCCCGCAGCTAAAGACCGTACAGTAGTCCCTGCGTCTACAGACTTACAAGGATCAATCATAAGACTGTCAGGGGTGTACAGCATCACCTGCCTTGTCTCCACCACGACTTTGTTTGAGCAAGCCGATAAGCTCATTAGGCAAGCTGTCATCAATGCTAGCAACACTACTTTCATTTGACTTTACCGACTTGATAGGAGGGAGTTTGTTGAGTTTGTCTAGGAGACTATTTTTTTCATCGACAATAACAGCTTGTTCACCCTGAAGTTCTTTAAGGAGTTTATCTGTCAATTGACAGCTTTGTTCTTTGAGTTCAAGGGACTTTTGTAGACTTGTATTAGCGTTAATAGCTGAGGCTAGCGCTGATTCAGCTTCTGATGTCTTCCCAATCTGTACATAGAAAAGACCACTAACAACCAACAAAATTACCAGCAATCCTGTTATGATATATGTGGAGAGACTGAAGTTAAACATCTTTTGGAGGCTCCGTAGGATACTGCCAGAGCTTACGTTGCTGAATGAAACGTGATACAACGCCAAGAAGGTTTAGAGTGAATACCACAACTACATATGTAGAGCCAGTCATCAGAGGTTCAATCATACCCAACAGAGGTAAGATTTGGTCTAAGAGGGTAATAACAATACTGGAAACATAAAACCAGAAGCTATAAGTTTTAAGCACGGATTTCCAGTTAGGTACTACAGCTATTTTTGTAGCTGGGAGAGGAATAGTTGCCTCAGTTGCTGTGGTAGCCGTTAAAGGAACTTCTTTAGGTTTTTCAACTGTATCGCTCATATGCTGCCTTCATTTTCTGATCATAAGCATTACGGCTATATGCAGGACCGTTAAAGATACGTGCAAAACTAGTCCAATCTTTTTCTTTCAAAGCCTTCACCAAACGCTTATCAGCCTTGATAAATTTAATGAAAGCATTCAACTGACCTTGCTCTGTATACATATCGTTTACAAATGCTTGTACAGATTCATAACCAAGAGTTTGCCAATGAAGGCCCATCAACTGGAACCCACCCCACGAAGCACTTTCCAAAGCTGTTTTACGATCAATGTTTACAGCCCTGTCAAGACGCTCATGTTCAGCAATTCCACCTTTGTAACCACCGGGGGATGAGTTTACAATATCAGGATACTTAGCCATCAAATCAGCAGACTTAAGAGGAGTGAGGTCACGAAGACGTTTGAACATGATATGACGTTCAAAGAGAATCTTCGGAACTTGCTTACCGGATTGTGGATCAGTGATAAAACCATTTCCCGAAGACTCCACTGAAGCAACAGCCTTTACAGCAGCTTCTTCAACACCAAGTTCTTTTGCAGCTTTTGAGTAATCAATCATTTTACATCCTCTTTAGAATGTAGCACGTCCTTGTGCTTATTTACACTTTATAAACACTTAGCCTATAGATGGAACCATAACCATAGAGAGTGTTGCACCTACAACAGAAGACGCTACGGCTCCTGTATTCACTTGAAGCCTTACAGTGGTTCCGGCAGATAAGAACTTTGTCATTGACACCGAGTACAACCTAGATTCAGAGGTATTAGCATTAGGAGGAAATTTAACAACACCCTCACCATCTGTATCCCCGTTATTGACCGTCCCACCAACAAGAATCCTCATAGTGATATAACCATTCGCTGATGAGTTAAATCTCGCGGAACCTTGAATAGTATATACGCCTGACTTTCTAACCACAAAGTTACTATTATCTGCTGACATCCCACCATTATCATTAACGATAGTCGCAAGCACAAGATCAAGGTCCGTATTGGCAATCGTAGGTTGGTTGGTTGTGGATTTCCTAACTGCGTAGGTAGAAGCCAGATTGTTGGTTGCAGCCACAGTAAAGTCAAAAATATCATTACCTACTCCTTCATTCCAGTCAGCAAGGATTGAAGTGGGTGACAATCTACTGTAAATACCAAAACGCATTTTACCCGCAGGTGCAGATATCCGATTACCTCGCATTTTTATTCCACGAGGATCGTTAGGGTAGGTGGTTGGGTTATTAAGGATAAGGATGCCGCAAGGTCCGATACTTTCAAAGTTATCCCAATTACCATCAATACCTGCATCGATAATATCATTGTCGATGATAGTAATTCTACGAGTAATAAAGGAAACATCTACCCCAATATTACTAGTGGGTGCGGACAGCACAATACCTGCACACCCTGCGCGGTAGATTCGGTTACCCTTGACGAGGTGATCAAATCCAGTATTGGCAAACTTAAGACCCCAAGTATAGGTATTGTTAACTTCGTTATTACTATACGTACCCCGGCGATTTACCTCACCGCCAGTTGAGTCAATACCCTGATCTACACCATCAATGTAGTTACCCTCTACAAGATAATCGGCATTACCACCAAGAGCAATACCACGAGTGTACCTACGTGTCGATACTTGTCCCGTCCAGATATTAGATAGGTTGCGGACTGTATTACCTCTAAGTACTACACTAGACCGTTGACACCAAATACCCTGAATTGTATCGTCAGTGATCACAGCAGATGTTGTAGTTCCAGCTTGAAGATCATGAACAGAATTACCTTCAATAAGGAACCTGTTTAGGCAATCAATAACTGCAATACCATTACCTTTGTCTTTACCAAAAACTTCGCAGTTTTTTATATATCCAGATGTAGCACCCGCAATCCAGATACCAGCCGAATCATTTAATGCACCACCAGTTCCGTCACCGTTACGGTCTACAATTAGATTTTCTAGTTCTACCCTTCCAGAGCCTTGATAATAAATAGTACGTACATCTACAGCTTGGGGAGCGAGTTGCTTAAACCTCAAGTTTTTCAACCTGAAAAGTGACCCTGTATAGGTAATCCGCCCATTAACAGCGTAAGTCTTTCCAGGTAAACCCTCAACAGGTAAGCCTGTGGCTATTGCATTATTAATCGCGGCAGTATCATCTATTACACCATCACCTACAGCACCATATTGTTCTGGAATAACAATATTGGCAAGTCTTACGGGAATTGTTGTACTACCATAAGACTTGGTTTGATAACTATTATTGATAGAGGAGACTTGCGACTGAACGTTTGCAACTGATGTGTCTGTATAGCTTTTAGCAGTATTCAAAGCTGCTGTTACATCAGATGGTGCTGCAAAAGCTGTGGTAGGCTGATACGCCGCTGTACCTAGACTTCCCACAGCACTAGAAATAGAGTTTATATTGCTTTGTAGCTGTGTAGGATTGTTTATTGATACAATATCTGTACCATTAAATTGCAACCAAGTCCCTGTATCCCTAAGTTTAAGAATCTTCCACTTAGGCACAGGACTTGAGTATGCTACATTATTCACTACATAATAAAGTCTTTTATCCGTGGTGAGGTAATAAGCTTTTCCGTTAGTCAGAACTGGTAGAGTATTAACTACACCATCAATATTACCGTCAAGGTGAAAAGAGAATTTTAACAAATTCTCGTCCATCCCTGCGTTCCAGCCTGACTCTCCGTAGTTCCAGCCAAAATTAGCTTCTAGGAAAGGTGATGTTTGTTGTACCATTACTTAGTTCCCCAAAGCAATCCAGTAGAAAGAGTTTGCACTACCAGAAAACTGAAAGGTAGCGGAAGTCTTAGTTCTTGACGTATTAGAGATAGTTCTGTTACTAACTCCAGCGTCAATTGCCATTGCAATGAAAGTGTTATTGGCAAAAGCTTGACCATAATTTACAGTTGCTGTTGTACCACTGGCAGCATCGCCTTGACCCCAATTTATAATTAGTCCACCCGGCAGAACTTGAAATCCATTTTGCGAAAGACTTTGTTTTGCCCCTGTAAATGCATTTAGAAGTTGCAAGGGAGAGATAAAAACCGTATTATCTGTTTGCGCCCTAGATTGTGCAGCGGTTGCTACGACAGGTCCAATAGAAGACCCACCATCTATAAACGCTACCCGCCATGAGTTTGTAATATCGCCCACAGGGTTGATGTTGGTATTCGTAACTAGGCACTTGTAAACAACCCCATTACTTCCTTGCGTGTAACTAAGATTGGCCTGATACTCAGTTTGATTATCCCAAGTGGCGATACCGTGCTGATTAATATGCGCGATAGCTTGGTCTTGCTTATTGTCGATATAATTAAAATACTGCCGAGGAGGGATTTCAACAGCCCACCCCTGACTAATTTTATTATCCGAGGGAGCTAGTATGTCTCCGCTGGCAGACCAAATTTTATTAATATCTGTGGGCTTAGAAATATTCGCCATTTATTTATTCCTTTTTTAATCTTTTAGAAGAGGTTGGCAAAAAATCCGCCGCCTTTATTATCATAATCGCTATCACCATAGTTAAGACCGTAACCTAATCCGTAACCATATGTACCATTAATTTCCCCGAAACCTTTAGCTCCCGGAACCCCCTCAAAACCAAAGAAGTTATCTGCTTGATATTCACCAAAGCCAATACCCACACCTACCGTCTTAGGAATAAGTCTTGAAGGGTAGCCTGCTGTAGAGTTGATGTATTGCAATAAACCTTTTTCAATGTCAGTAAGGGGTCTACTGATAAAAACTGTAGCATTGGCATTTCCATTTTCACTAAGGAAAGTACCGGTTACTCCGAATATTAGGTTAATAACTTCGATAAATTGTTCTGGTGTAGAGGTTGTAGTGTTTTTATAAATCTTTGCTCTAATAAATAGTCGGTAAGTTTCATCATCAAGGGTAATGTTACCCCCTGTAGGACTTCCATAATCAAGAAATCTACTACCTGCAAGATTATTACCTATTTCACCGAATGATCCTGCCTTCAATGCTCCTTGGAAGCCAAAGAATGTGTACAGGTCTGCATTGATAAGAACCCTGTCTTGTCCCACAATACGACCAATAATATTTAACTGTTCACCTTCAGCACTATCCAAATCACGAAGCTGTAGTAGGTCTACATAAACATCTTGAATTTCTGTATGAGCTTTTATAAGAAGCTGGAGGTATTTATCAAATACTTCTTTACCCTCAAATTGCTCAGTGACCCGACTTCTTGCAATTTCAATATAATCATCTTTTATAATAGGAATATTCGCCATTTAAAATACTCCTTAAGTATTGATGATAATATTTTCACTGCTAAGTGATGCAAGTTGATCAAAATCAATTATGATATTATTTTGACCGCTAGGGTTAGGGGTTGTACCAATAAACAGACTATCTACCTGATGACCCGGTACGGTGTTAATTGGAGTGTAAAGACGACTATATACAACATCATCGCCAATTCCAAGAGAACTAAAATGGGAAATTAGAGCAGAACGGATACTATCAGGGCCAGTTGCTGGGAAATTACCATCTGTTGAAAGGTTGATTATAATATAGACAGGTACAGGATCTGGTCGATTGAATCCAATAGCATGGGTAAAGCCTTGGCTATCAAAGATATTCACTACAGTGTCACCAAAACTTCTAATCCCCATTGGTTTATTTTCCCAAATGGAGTCAGCAATTTCCGATGACAATCCGCCAAGAACAATAGGCATAAAGCTGTGCGGAGGTACACCAAACTCATTAGTTACATCTGTATCATTCTCGTAAATTCTGACTTCTTCTACACCTTCAACATTGATGAGGGCAGAGTACAGGGCTTCAAGAATGTTAGAGGCACGTTCAAACTTAGTTTCACGAAACCTTAGACGTAGCTCTTCATCAGTTTCTTTCTCTCTGCCCGGAGATGCAGCCACGGGGTTGTAGACGCTATCCCACCCAAGCTGGGGTGTACTGATTCTTGTAAGAGTGTTTGCTTCAGCATTGACACTTCCCACATTGCTGGAGATAACTTCACCAACTTTCTGTACTTTTGTAATGCCGAGGTTTACTGATGTTGTAAAACTCACCACAGCAAATTCATCAACACGTTTTAAAGTTACAGTAGAACCAGTTACAGTAGCTTGAAGTGTTGGGTGACTGAGTGTTACAACAGAAGCAATACCTGCCACAATGGAAGCTGCTGTAGCGTTTACACCACTTGTATAACTAATGGTGTTAGTCGTGGATATGGAAGAATATGAGATGGTGTAAAGTGTATTGTCAGCTACTACCAAAGGAGTGAAGGTAGCACCTGATGCAGCAGAAGGAGAAAGTGCTACGGGGGCAATCAAAGTCCACTGAGAACTGTCTACAGAGCTTGCAATCGTAAGACCAGCAGATACAAGTACCCCATTATCACCAGACAAAATGACTTGTGCAGTGGAATAAGTTTGCTCTTGACGAGAGATACCACCAAGGGCTACAAGATTATCAAGGGCGATTCCAGTAGCAGAATTGGGATCAAAAGACGCATAAATAAGCTGACCTAGTTCCCAATTTTCCGTGATAGATGGTGCAACAAGAGCAATCAATCTTCCAAGTGCTGAACTGTCTGATGTATCAACTGTGTCACCGGGTTGAACAAGATCCTGAAATAGAGTTACTGCTTCAGCGCGTAAGTCAGACAGGATTTCTGTCATTCTTTTTATAGCAAAGCCTTGGTCAGAAATACCCGCCATTTTATTTCCTTTTTAATTTATAGGTTGAAGCACAATTGGGGCTGTAATCTCGCCTGTGACAACTCTTACTGTGAAAGACAAAGAGTATTGACGGTTGCGGAATGTGGATTCAAAACTTGTGATTTCTTTGACGCCGGGTTCTTCAAGAATTTTTGTTTGGAATATCAAATCAATTCCTGATTTAGATGCTTGCTTCTTTCCAAGCAATCTTTGAAAATAGGGAACACCGTAGGTAGTGTCCATGAACCATTCTTCTTGGAATGTAAGAAGACGAATCTTCAGCCTCTGAGCTACTGTTTGAGTATAAGGTTGAGTTGTATATTGCTTTGTTAGAGGCCCGTTGACCCATACTATATCATGAAGCTCAGGGTGTAGAAGAAAATCAATAATACACCTCCCTCTCATATTGAGATTGTTGGATAGCTAAAAATGTACTTAATAGGTCTTTACTAAAAGTCTCAGTAAAACCGTCTGGTAAAATTTCTTTTGATAAGAGTTGAGGTAAAGCTTTTTTGATAATGGATTCGTGTCTTTGAGCAACACATCCAACACTATAGTCCCATGAGTACCAGACTGAAACAAGGCCTTCAAAGCCCCTTAAAATTTTCTTGTATCTTTGAGAAAGATTACCCGCTATTCCGTACTTATATCCAATTAAGACTCCACCAGTATCTTTTAGTTCCAATAAGTAGAGTATCGCAGGCTCCAAAGATTTAAAGCCACTCTCGCTGCAACCCATACAGGAATTACAATCATAGTAAGCATTTCTAGGAGTTGTTTTACGTGAATGTCCACAAACACACTGAACATCGACTTCACCCGAAGACCAGTGAGCGTTAAGAATTTTATAACTAACTATTTTAGAGTTACCTAGCAATGATAGTAACTTATACTCAACTTCACTCTGTGTATATCTTCTAACGTTTGCACAATTAGGACAACCTGCATCTTGATTAACTAAACTATTTTCTTTAGTTGACCACTGGTACTCGCAGACATTGCACTTAACGCTTATGTCGTGGTACCACTTCAGATTTTCTGGAATTTCAATCGAAGAAATATTTTTATCTTTCAGTTTAGTAAGTAGTCTTTCAAGCCTTCTAGAGCTGTTCCTATAGTACTGGGTGCTACACTTACAAGCTTTTTGTCCCATAAATACTTTTACAGGCTTCATTTCAACTTCACAACTACACACTTTGCAAAGTAACCTAAATTTGCTACTAGTTCTTTTTGGGACACCTACCTCTAATACAATAAAACTTTCACCAAAACTTTTTCCCTTTGATTTAGGGAAAACTTCATCCAGAGTTATCATACCATAGTGCCCGAAATACCATTACCCGTTGTCACCCCTACGTGCTTGTGCAGGTTTATATTTACTGCATTTAGTACGTAGGTTCCCGTCTGGGTATAATCCCCTATATGAGTTATATTCCCTATAAAAGTCATTGAGGGAGCATCCACTGTAAGATTCTGTGTATTCAAACCAATACTTTGTGTAGCATTGACGACGGCACTTGAACAGTTAATGGTGACAGGCTGATTCGACGTAGTAATATTTATACTTCCGTCCGAGCTAAGTCTAACCTCACATTCAGCTCCTCCTCCAAGGTTTTGAAAAAGGACAGTATCTTCTGTGCTGTGAGTGAGTACATGCTTTGCAGGGTTATTTACAGCAACTCCGGGAGGTTGAATACCGGGATAGAATACAGCATCTCCCTTATCCATCTTTGCAAACGTGGTTGGAGTTGATGCCCTTCCATTACCAGCTTTCCAAGCATCCATAGAACGCATCGAAAAGACAGCCATTCCTGTATCACCCGCTTTAATAGGAAAGGTCATACCTGCTGTACTGGAAACTGGAAAGCTTACAGGTACTCCAAGAATCGGTGGACGTTCAGCGACTGTACCGTCAGGGGATTTTTGGTTAATGGTAGGTTGAATATCTACCATCTGCCCCGTTAGATTATCTCTAACAGCTAGCACAATACAAGGGATAGAGGTATACTGATTATTCATCTTATCTTCATACACTGCACCAAGAAGCTCTTGGATATCGGCACTCATGATTTAACTACCTTTTCTAGTGCTACTCCAGTGCATTCCGTGTACCATGTATTTTCGCGCCAGCCACCATAGTGACGAAGTTTGTCTACTTTGAAGTATCCTTGGATCAAGGTGTCTTCCAGTTTAACAATATCTCCAGCTTTGATATCAGGGTTAAGAAGAGACTTCCAGACAACTCCCGGCTTTTTAGCCTTGTCTTTCTTAGACTTTCTTATTTTGGCTGTTTCTCTATAGGCAGTTTCAACCAATCCTGTATCTTCAGAGATTACGTATGCTAGTAGAAAGTTCTCACTGTTTGCACGGTCATTAGCGTGGACGTATAGGACATCATCTTCAATTTGCCAATCATATCCATATTTACTACAGAATTCATCCAAGCACTCTTTAGGCGTTCCACTCATAGGATAACCATATAAAAGTGTTTGAGCTTTATCTGGAATATTAAAAACACCACGATCAGCACCTAGGGATGTTACTAACTCTTGTAAAGCATCTTCCCGTGACCTTCCGGGGGCCACAAGTTTACTTACTAGTGTGTGATTAAGTTGCGTATATTTACTACCCATTTGTAACTGAGTAATTATATCCGTACCGCTCTTTCGTGTTACAATATTAGTAACTTGCCCGCCGAAGAGGCGTTGAAAACTTCCAGTATCCTCATAACCCACACTAAAAGCAGCAGCTGGATAATCTGTATCTAGTAATGCAAGAGTTTCAGGGTCTAGATTGTATATACTAATTGCAGCAGAATTTGTACGGTCTTTGTTGTTAGAGCTTTTACTGATATCAAAACTAACCTGTAGATCCTCAATAAGAATCCCTTGGGATGTTTTGTAGTCACCCACAATTAGTTGAAATATCCTATTTCTTTGTAGGCCCGTTATCATAGCTAAACCCCGTCATCATACACGTAGTACATTCTGTAATATTCATTAATCTTATCTGGATACTTTAAGTAAGCTTCATCTTCTAGTTCAGCAATACTTTCCATCCAAATCCAACCTGTTAAAGGAAACAATGCGTAATCTTTAAACATAGGATATGATGGAACCATCCTCTCACCTAACACAATTGGATTTCTATCGGCATCATATAAAGAGAAAAAATAACTCTGTACCCTTTCTACAAAATAGAATTCCAAAATGTAAGAGTTATCTTGGAGTGCTGTGGAGTATTCATAATAGCTATCAGCAAATAGTGGTAGTTCAACATATTTTAAAGCCATTTATAGCTCCGCCGCGATATCTCGTTGTTTATCCGCCTCTGGCCCTTTGTCTTCAGTGACATCATTTACCTCAGCAGGCTGTTTACCTTTAGAGACCTTTGGTGCTGCTTTCTTCTTAAGAGAATTTGTGATATCTTTAGGAACAATAGTCTTCTTAAGCGATGCAAAAGTAACTTGCTCAAATGTCAAATCACAATATAACCCTTCACCACTGTTGGCATCTTCTTTAAACACCATGTTAGTGATAACAAGATTGTTTATGATTTTCTTAAGTAGTGTCTTATTGTATTCAAAAAGGCGAACCGTTTGAATATTCGGCACAAACTTTTGTTTAGCATCACTGTAGATAAAACCAGACATCAGGTTTATCATGTACTCTCTTACAGTGTCAAGAACCTGAAGTCTTTGAGTATCCATAATCACTTCAGGAGAAGTGTCAGCTAAGAACTGTCCAATACTGTCTGGAATGAACTTGGTCAGTACACTTTGATCTGTCGAGTTAACTTGTACAGCATTAGGAGCTTCGTTAACATTGTAGGGCGAGTTCCCCACCAAATCCTGAATTAAGTAGCTGCCTTGTGAAATATCAAATCCTGTAATAACTACAGACAATGTAATCGTAGGGTTCTCACGGATAAAGTGGTCAGACACCGAACCACCGTTGGCAATAGGGTGTCTTGTAACTTGACCTCTATAAGATTCAACATTTGCCGTGATTGCATCAAACCAGATAAAACCACCACCCTCTTCATTATCTTCACCCCAGCGGAGTCCAAACGACATACTAAACTCCTTGTGAGTTATTTTTCAGAATATTTATCGAGGGTTTGACGAACAACATCACTTAGACTAGCTTCAAATTTATTCTTGAAGTCTTCTGGATTTGCAGCATCAATCTTGACATTGATATCAAGTTTAACATCTGCCTTAGGTGCCATAACGCCAACAGGAGCACTTGGAAGAGATGGCATTCCCGGCTTCTCCATAGGAAAAATACCAAGAGGGCCGTTAAAATTATCCTTTCTTCGGTTTGCAAATGCTAGATCTTGGTCAGTTTTAGCTTGGTTCTGCATATCAAAGCTAGAGGTTGTATTCGCAAAAGGAGCTTCTACAGTAAAGGGAGTCAGAGTGTTAATACCCAAACGACCCGGTGCTGTTACGGCATTTGCAAATCTTTTACCAAAGCCCGCTGCTGAATCTGCTGCACCTGAGAAGTCACCACTTGCAAGCTTGTTAGCCGTATTGATACCATTAGCGATAGTATCAATCTGTTCTTTGATCTTAGCTAATGGACCAGACCCCATAGCAGCACCAAGTTTCTGCCAACCGTCTAGGGCATTTCTACCAAGCTCAACAATCTCCGACATGAGAGACTTATAGGAATTCAGAAAACCAAAGGCAAGCTCCCTATCTTCTTGACTAGGGAAAAACTTGTCTCCTAAGTAACTATCCTTACCGGCAAAGAATCTCTGTAGAGATTGGGCAGAAAGAACGGCAAAAGACACGTATTTAGATACATTATCGAAACCCCTTGCCAATGACTCAACCATAGGCCCAGACTCTTTTAGACCCTCGTTAAGTGCCCTAAATAGCCTTGCAAAACCTGATTCTACACCGGCATTCGAAGCTAGTACAGCCAAATCATTAAGCGAGTTCTGAGCACGAGCTTGTTCTGCTTGTGATGCGGTAGATGCCGCAGCTAAACCGGGAGCAGCTTGCTGAGAAGCAATATCTCCCGCATATGTGAGGATATCGCCCTTAACTTGACCTTTCTTCATGGCCGCAAGAAGTTCTGTAATAGCTTCCTGCCCCTCTTTACCACCGCCCTTGCCTTGGGCTGCCAATTGATTCTGATACGCTCTTGCAAAGATACTTACAGCACCCGGTAGGCTTTCAGCAAGCTGTCCGGTAAGTTCCTCAGACTGAAGCTTATTCTTGCCAGCAATCTGGCTCAAAGCACGATAAACACGTTGCTGTTGTACTCGATCAAGTTTGTTTACGCGAGACAACTCAGAAAAGCCTTTAAAGACATTCTGAGATTGTTTAATACTCATGCCTGCACCTGTCAAACCAGATGTAAGCTTGTTGTAGTCTGATGCGGCGTCTAGGTAGTTAAAACCAACACGATTACCTTGTTGTCTCAACCACTCAAAAGATTGTTGCCCTTGTTGAGCAGATCCTCCGGCTTGCTGAGTAACGGCAGACGTTTGAAGCTGTGCTGATACAACTTGTTGGTTTCTCTGGTTAAGGTTTGACAAGCCGTATCCACCCAAGCCTAACGCCAAAGCTGGACCGTACAATCTACCAAGACCACCACCAAGATATCCATAACCTCCTGAAGACCCTGATCTACGTCCACCCGGACCCGGAGGAGGTGGGTTTGGACCGGGGCGAGGTGGTCTAGGAGGGTTAGGAGGAGTAGGTCCCGGAGGTAAAGGAGGAAGACGCCTAGCTGCCCTAAGAAGAGCTGCTAAAAGATTACGATCATTTACAACAAATCTTGAAACTTCAAAAGCAACGCCTTTACTAGCTTGGTCTAGAGAATTGCCCAAAGCGGTACGCAGCTTCTTTTGATCAATCCTAAAGGATGATATGTCGACACTAATACCAATCTTTTTATTGAAGTTTTTACCAAAGGCTCTAAGTCTCTTCTCCATGTTCTTAAGGGCTGTATCAACCTTACGAACACTTCTTTGGTCGATGTCAAATCCTAAAGAGGCAAAATAGCTTGTAATTTGAGTCATTATTTTTCCTTGGATTTGTCCATAGCAATCTTTCTACGGGCATCGTAAACTTCAATTATTTCCAAAAGCTGGTAGGCTTGCTTTATTGAATATTTGTTTTCCAAATCCCACAACGTGCAGGGTTTTGTTTCATGTGTAATCAGCCTGTACACTAGCCAATCCTGAGAAAATTCTTCATGAATTTGTTTCTCATCTTTAGATAATATTGAGGCTGTTGATCCAAAGGATTTTATTCCTCTGAATCGCTTACCGTAAAAACATCTTCAAAGTTCCATTTGATAATTTCATCAACAAGTTTGTAAAGGTGAACACTTTTGCGAGCAAAGTGAACTTCAAACAAGTCTTTGGTGATTACTTTTCCTTCATATTGAACCTGACTACCTACTACAGCTTTACGTACAAGATCGATATCTGGACGCCAGCCTTCAACATGTCCGTTCTCAATCAGAACATTTTGAATATCTACCGCAAGAGTTGTAGGAAGTGCATTAAGTACATAATCCATATCATCCACAGTAACTTCAGTCTGTGGAAGAAGGGAGAGTTTATTTTGCGCCATTATTTTATCTCAATAAGTTCAAATTAGAAAAGGTTTGATATGAAATCGGAAGCCTCTGATACTGCCGAATCAAACATATTAGTAGAAGGTCTAGCATTACCACCTACGAAGAAATCTTCTGTCGTTTGTGCAAATATTTCCCACACTGTATTTTCAATCTGACCTGTCTTACTTACGGCAGGGTAGCCTGTTATATAAGCTTCGCTGGTAGAGAATACACTAGATCCACTAAGGTCTTTTAGGGTAAGAGAAATCCTTCCTGTACCTTCTTCCATATCTAGTTCGTGAATGTAGGAAAATACATCATTGGTTTGACTGCTAGCCATTAGAGTTACAAGGATGGTAGCAGATGTATCCTGATTCCTCACCCTTGTATTTTTACCTCTAATTCCTTTAACAACAGTGTAGCCACGACTGTTTCTAGTGATACCGATAGACATCCAACCAGCTACTTGATAGCCACCAATGTTTAAAATAACATCCGTGGGTGAGTATGTTGATACAGTAAACGTATTAGCCATTAAACAATTCCTTCAAGGATAGGGAGGGAACTGATACCAATATTCAACAAATCTTCAAGAAGGCTGGAAGGACCATTGTTACTACCTAGGTTTATAACCGCTTGAGAGGATTTCATTACCCAAGTCCTAGGCTCATAATCGTTACTTTTTACCAGCGACGGGATTTCCTCAATCCAAGTATTAGTTGAGAAAAATAAATCACTCCCGCTACCATCTTTGATCAGAAGAGGGAATTTTCCACGCTGTGTAATTTCATCTATCTGCCAAAGCTTAGTTAGAATAGTGTTACTACTACTTCCACTGTATACCGTTACTCGAATAGTGTAGGTCTGATCATTATTGTAAATTCTGCTTACCCTACCATCCACACTTTTTTGTGTAGCATAAGGCATTACATCTTTACTTACGGCAATGAAAGAACTGTCTACAAAACCTTCTAAAGGAACAATACCGGCAACTAAAACACTAACTTCAGCAGGTATGTAGGTAGCTAAATCTGCCATTATTAACTCCTAAACAAAAGGGTCACAAGGACCCTTTCAACTTCATAGCTGCCAGCGAGGGTCAATCTCACCGCCGAGTGCTTCAACAACAGCAACAGCAGACTCGTCCATCTTGGTGTTACCACCTTCCATGCGAATCAGATTAACACACTGAATATCCCACTGACGAGTTTCACCAGTTTCAGAATCTGAATAAGCAGCGTCTGGAATATTACCAATGAAAGCTTGACGTGCGTAATACAGACTTTGACCAGAATTATCTTTTACTGTAATACTGAAAACATACTCATCGGTGGCATCATTTTCGTCAGCAATTTGCATTTGTTGAAATACACGATTGCTAATAGATGCTTGGTGAAGAGTGATACTGATTGTGGAAGCTTTGTTACGACGTTTTACACGAAATGCCGAAAGGTCAGAACCTACAACCAAACTTGCAGCCGGAACCATACGAGTCACGTTAATAAACGTACCTGTGGAGAAACCAGAAACAATATGTGTTTGATCTGCAACTGTGATAATTACTGCTACTTCTTCAGGACTATAAGTGCCAAGGATAGTATCGGATGCCATTTTAATATTCCTTCTATTAGGCGGTTACAGTCCCGACGATAGTTACAACCCTTACCGAACCTTGCAGGCGTGCAGTAAAGGTGAAATCACCGGCGATACGTTGGATTCGTTGAGAAGCTGCGATAGTCAGAGGGTCTGGAGAGATAACATTCCAACCAGAATCATACAAACCATTTGCTTCGCCTTGGGAAAGTACACTACGCATTTCGCTTTCAATGATCAAAAAACCATTACGTGTGTAAGGGACCTTCAACAGGTTTACAAGACGACTATAAATCGCCTCTTGCATACGAGCGTAAGTCCAGTCGATTCCGATAATGATATCGATCGCGTCACTAACACCCGTAGACATATTACCATCTTGGAAGATAGCTACACCAGCAACAGTCGTGTACATATTAGCATTCTTGGCGCGCAGGTTAGTCCGCTGCGTATCTGTCAAGCTAGAAACTGTAATACCATTTGCTTTCTTGAAGTCCCAATCATTACTACCGGGAGTGCGAGGAAGTTGACTCCCCACCCAAGCAGCCTCTGGATACTGAGTATCAGCCGTTGGAAGATAGATAATCGCAGTACGACTATATCCACCAGCCTTAAGGAGGCTTGCTACATCTGTAGTTGCAGTGGTTACAACTGCTGGATCTTGTGTAGATGTGATGTAAATCTTATGCCGTGGCTGAATGGCTGCTGCCAGTGCAAGGACATCTGCCTGTACATGAGTTTCTGCAATCAAAGCATACCACTGATTGTTTACATCAGATACCGTATCCAAAGCTTCTACCCAAGTCTCGGTAGGCTGGGCGTTCACACCTACAAGATTAGAACTAGAGGTTACACTCCAAGGACTACCAGCAACAGAGGGCGCTACAGTCAGACTCGTAGTGCCTGACAAGGTAATACCAGCAACGTCACCAATCTCTGTATCCAATGCACTAATAATATTAGTTGCAGTGGCAGAGTTGCTAGAAGTAATCGAATAAGTTGTGCCGTTAATAGTGATGCTATAAACAGTGTTGTTTGCAACCGTAGGGGTAAAAGTTACACTATCAACCTGACGACGACCTACAATGATATACGGAGGACGTACACCATCTTGACCAAACAAGTTCGATGCAATCTTATATACATTATCGGTGCTATCAAAGTCATCAGCTACAGAATCAAAGTCTGTATAGATTCGTGTACGCTCTGCGAAGTTTGTAAAGCTTGCTAGTACCAAAGGAATTTGAAAGGAAGCGGTAGCAATTGCTGTGGTTTCCCGGTTAATTTGAATCTGGACAATTTGATCCAATTCTGACACTTGAGAATTCCTCTCATTATGGGTTTATGATAAAATCTGGAGGAATCACCTGAGTTTCCCCTGTTTGGGTATCTCTGATAATGACAGCCTCGACAACATCCACAATCTGCTGTGTATTGACAGCGTATGTAAATACAACATCCATATTGTGATATTCAACCCACTTCGTATCTCGTTTCTGTGGTACTCGACGGATGTTTGTTTTTGTTCTTATATTTAAGTTGTAGCGTTGCAACTCTTCACGTACCAACAC